ACGAGTGAGCATGCCTACTTCGTCGTAGCTGCGAATGCCGATGCTTTCATCTGGATCATCAGAACCATACTCTTCATGATACATGTAAAGTGCTTCAGTGATCATGTCAATTACGTCGTCTTCAGTGTTCATATATTTGTGTGATTAGCGATTCTTCAAGCGGACGAAGACATCCTTGTTGTCTTCCATGATTTGGCTCAGAGTTTGGAAGCAATAGTCAAACCAGACTTCTTGAGTGATTTGACCAGCTTGAACCTTGGCAAACATTTCTTTGTATTCGGTGGCATTCATGATGTGTTGTTGTGGTTCGGGTTTTTTGGGGAAATGGCACCGCAGGCTATGGAATTGCACCATGAAACTTTTTAACGCTCTCCCTGCGGACAAGAGGCTCGTTCCTTTTATCTCTGATTTCGTTTGCAACCTCCATCAGTAAATTTGTTTTTGAAAATGGTGTCCCCTGCGAGGAGTCGAACCTCGTCTCCCAGGCTATTGATCGAGCTATTTGCACTTCGCTCAACCTTAGTGTCTGGCGGGCCAGTACTTCAGGGGAAAATTGTTTTTTGAAAGTGGTGAGCAGTTTTAAGAGATGCTCAACTCTCTAGAGCAGTTTAACGAGTGCCCGAAGCTCAAAGCTTTTTAAAAGATGTTCAACTCTTGTGATTACCAACTACCATTCATGGTTTGGATAAAGATGACGAACCAAACCGCGATATTGATTCCGATGAAAATTCCTAATGTTTCTTTCATATTGTGTTGTGTTGCTTACATGGTCATTATACACTAAAATGCAGAGAAAGTACACAACTTTTTTCAAAAAAGTGAAAAAAGGTCCCGAAGTTAGGCCCCGTATAGAGAAATCTAGTGCTTCCAAGGGCTAAAAATGCCAAATTTATGATTTTTTATGTAAAAAATACCCACCAAAGTGTGCATCGTTGAGAGGCATGGTGGGTCTGCTATGTGCGAAAATGTGAGTGTAGTCTTATTTCACATGAATGAGAGTTGCTTTAGCGTCTTTAGTGGGTTTGTCATATAGTCTATTTATGCCTTTTGCTTCTTCTCTTCGGCCTTGATACGCTTTTGAATTGACTTGCCGCGCTTTTCCAAACGATCAAGTACCTGATGTGCGTCCATCCAGATGTCTTTGTCTTCAAGCATCTCTTTAATCTCGCCTTCGGTAAGAAAGTCTGAATACATGTCTTTGAAAAGATTTGCACTCCAGTTGCGTTCATGAACCATGCCATGATACATCTCGCCACCTTTGCCAGCAGTACCAGCACTATAGTTATGAAATAGGAACATGCTATGATCTGTAATCATATACTCATCGGCCATCAAAAAGATCAGAGTTGCAGCACTCATACATGCCCCTTCAACACTTACCATAATATGGGCTTCAGTTTCAGAGAGTGCCTGCATAAATTGAATGGTAGTAAACAGATTACCTCCTGGGCAATTGATATGAATCTTTACTACATCGGATGGACGACTATTGCGTATATCATGAAACCATTGTATATAGTCACTTGCATCACCAATCTCTTCAGAAAGATAATACTCTTTGACTGCACCATAGTCGCTCGTAAAGCAATCATTTGCACCACCCTTTAGTAGATCCAGTAAGCCCTTATTTTGTATGTTGTGTTTATGCATGTCCAAATAGTTTTTTGGTATTATATTCATTTATAGTCTTAAAAAGTTCATCCGTCCAACAATCTCGTTTTTGCACAAAAACCAGTGGTTGCGAACTGTTTTCTACAGCCATAACGATTACTCCTTGACTTACTGGTGTGCCTGTACGCTCTTCACACATAATAGCATATGCCGCCATCTGTATAAAATAACTGTCAATCTCATCTTCTGTTTTAGCTCGAGAACTTGTCTTAAAATCGATTATGCTCAGCCGACCATCAAATTCTGCGATGAGGTCAACTCGACCAGCGAGTCCAAGATGATCTGAGTAGAGTGGAGCCTCTTGAAGACACACGTTATCGATTCGGTCATCCAAGACAGGCTTGATAGAGTTAAACATATCTTTTACATGAGGCATCTCTCCTTCAGCAAAATATGAATCAATATTATCAATATATCGTTCAACCGCTGCGTGTAAAGCTGTGCCTCGCGTGCTTGCATGCCGGGCTACACGTGCTGCTTCAACTTCGCCAACTCGTGTTCTCCATTCTTGAAGTGCACCTTTGTTACGAATGCCTAATACAGTAGTAATACTAGGATAGGCTTTACCATTAGGCGTCATATAAAAACGACCAGAAGTGGTAGTGTTTGCTTCTAGATCACTATAGCCAAGATCTATAGGTGAGTGCGTAAACTTTTTTCGATTCATTAGAGTTTATCCCAATCAACAAATAGTTTTTGTTGTATTTCTTTATCTCTTCGATTGTCATCAAAGCGATTTTTCTTAAATTTTTTATTGCGAGAATAATCATCATGACCATCATCGTAATAACCATGTCCCTTTTTCTTGTCTCTATTTTTTCTGCTTCGTCCCATATCTCAACGGGTTTCTATTTTTGCTTGTCTTCCGCTTGCTTTTTTTACTTTGTTTAGTACGTCATTCCATCCACTACCAGCACGTTGAAGTATTGTCTTGCCTCCTTCATATGATATACCAGGAGCGGAGATGACGCGTTTTACGTTTCCAGCCAAAGTGCAGTGCGGGCATGGTTCGCTTAGCGGCAGGTCACGCGAATCCATAGGCAAACTTGCGTCCCAATAATAGTTGCAAGATGTGCAATTATATGTGTATGTCATATTATTCTATGCCAAGATTTGAAAAGGCCTTTTTAATGAGTGAAGACGTAAGTAGACTATATTTTTTATGTAGTTTTTTATCTTTCATTGCAATTAAAATTTCTGCATCAGATGCATGAACATTTTCTAACAGTTTGATAAAGGCCATCTCCTTTTTAATCTTGTCATATGTAGTATTACCAACTAAAAGGCGAGGCAACACATCAATCTGTTTTCTTAGCGGAGAAAAATTTACTCCTGCTGGGTTTGGGCTAGGCGTATATGGAGGAGCACCTACCGGTAAATCAAATTTTATATCAGGACGAAATGCTGCCTGAAGTATAGTCTTTAATTCATAAGATTCATTTTCTTGAAGTATGCGCACACGATCAGCGACTTTGTCTGTCGCCTGTATGCTTTCAAAAATTTCAAATGGATGTTTTGTTCTGTTGTTTGATGCAGTTTGTGGTCTCATAATGTATGGTTTTATTTATGTGTAAAAAATTCTTCAGCACATGATACTAACATGTTGCAACGCTTAGAGATAAGATAGTTAAGTATCTTAGAGTTTCCGACCGAAGCACACTCGGAATATGCAGATAGAATTGAAGCTTTTACATTTTCTGGTGTTTTGCTAAGATCAATTATTGTGCTATTACGAATATAGTTGCGATAGACTGTTTCTGGAAGAACACTTTGTAGTTTACCTTCATGCGCAGCAGCAATCCATGCTGTTATTTTAGTTGAACTGAGTGGTGTTTGACGACCGCCATCAACAAATACAGTATCAGATGACAAGACATTTGGAATGCCATCACCACTGTCACCACGAAAGATATGCTCATAGAGATAATTAGCTGGGTTTTTATCACTCAACATCTTCTTAGTCATAGGGCTGTACTGAGAGACATTATCATACTTTTGAAGTTGAATAAAATCTTTGTCTGCGCTGATAATCATTACGGGTTCGTGCTGGCCAAACTCTTGAGTAGATTCAACGAGTGTGCCAATAACATCGTCTGCTTCTGCGCCTTGTACAACTACTACTGGATATGGCATATGCTCAACTATTTCATCACGTATCTTGTTTATAATACCAAAAATTTCTTTCCAGTCAAGATCAGACGCCTCACGACTCTTCTTGCGTCCAGCTTTGTATTGCGGATAATACTCTTTACGCCAACTGCCGCCATCACATGCGATAATCATACGTCCATACTTTTCTCTATACTTGAGATTATACATTCTCAGCGAATTTAAGATAATATGTCGCATAAAGTCCTCTGTAATTTTCCCAGGACGTGATTGAGAAAATATAGCAGAGATTGCAATTCCAGAATAGTCGATTAGTAACATGATATAATTATACACTAGTGTGACTCAAATGTACACTACTTTTTCCATAAACTTTTCACATGAGATGAATTTATTTTTACTCCAATAAATTCGTTGTAAAAATCATCTGTAAGCAGCACCTCTTTGTCAAACTGTTCCTTTGCTTCCATATAAGACAATTCACCTTTAGATTTGCAGAGATATATGATTCGACGAATAAAATCTGATTGGCGTGATTCGACCAAAGCCTTTACAGTTTCACTGCTGCCATAGTATTTTTCCCAATCAGACTGTACACACTTTTTTCTTTTGCGCGTTTTGCCTTTTAGCGGAGCAAGTTTTTTTACACTAGACAACAGTTTTTTGCCAATATATTTTTTGCCATTTAGACTATCAGTTATTTCATAGACAAACCCAATATAACCTTCATCAATCTTCTCTTGAGCAAGTTCGCGAGTAAAAGGAAGTTCATTATATAGCCATGTCATAAATTATATATTAAATTTCGTCATCACGAGAATCGTCTTCTGTTCCATAGATACGATAGGTTCCACAAAAAGGGCAATATTCTGGGTAGAGTTCTTCGCGTTCTAGATCTTCAAAATCTTCTTCGTCATCGCAATAGTATTTATCGTCCTCATCATCCCAAGAGACTTCGTAGACGTATTTGCATTTTGGACATCTGTTGTTTTCTATCATTATATTTAAATTATTTTCTGTTATTTATATCATCAACAACGGGGTCGTTCTTTCTTTCAAAATATGCGACAAATGGAACCAATGGCCAAACCAGCATTAATAAAAGAGCAGTGACGATAAATACTATTGCAACAAACGGAGCTACTGCAAACATACCAAGTGCATACCAAAATGGAGACAGTTTTATATAGTCTTTACCCTTCACATGTGCTGCAAGTTAAGATTGAACGTGCAAGTTCCTGTGCTGGATTTGCGCTACGTTGATAATACAACGACTTGACTCCTTGTTCCCAAGCAAAGATAAGAAGCTCGTTGACTTCTTTTGGCTTTGCAGTAGGTGCAATCATCAAGTTAAGTGATTGACCTTGATCAATATACTTTTGACGTTGTGCTGCCTGAATGACAATTTCTTTTTGACTAATTTCACCAAAGGTTTTAAATACATCTTTTTCTTCTGCAGAAAGAAATTCTAGATGTTGTACAGAACCACCATGAGTAAGAACATCCTTCCATGTTTCTTGATCATTTTTGCCTTTTTCTTTGAGCAACTTTTCAAGATATGGATTGCGATAGGTAAACTTGCCTTTAGCAAGATCCTTAACAAAATAATTGCTGTTCAGCGGTTCAATACTTGGAGATACTTGTCCAAGTATAAACGAACTACTTGTAGTAGGAGCAATTGCAAGCGTAGTAGAGTTGCGTCGACCATAGCCTTCTAACATAAATGGCTCGCCAAAAAGTTTTGCAAGTTGGAAGGTAGCAGAGTCTGCCTTGGCACGGATAGTACTCCAAATTTGATTGTTCATCATCTTTGCTTCCATCGACTCGAATGGCACCATCTTTGACTGCAACAATGAATGCCAACCAAGCACACCTACACCGAGTGCACGCTGATTGATAGCAAACTTACGAGGCGCTCTCATAAATTCATTGCCAGGATTTCCAGTCTTCAAAATAAATTCAGACATAACTGCATCCAAGAAATATACAAGCGTCTCTACTGCATCTGTCTCTGCAATCTCGTCCCACTTTTCAAGATTAAGTGAAGAGAGGTCACATACAAAACTTTCATCTTCTGATGTAGACAAAAAGATTTCTGTACAAAGGTTACTTGCATGTATCTTAAGACCCTTGTCCTTATACATCTGAGGTGCGCCGTTGTTTACATTATCAGAGAAAAAGATATAAGGATAACCAGACTCAAATCGTTTTTTAATGACTGTACTCCAAACTTTACGTTTGTCTTTGTCGCCGCCAATCATACTCTTCATCCACTCATCTGATACACACACGCCTATGGACAAGTCTTGAATAGCGTTACCTTCAGACCGAATCTTAAGAAACTCTTCAATGTCAGGGTGATCAATAGGCAAATAGGCTGCAAAAGAACCACGACGAACGTTGCCTTGCGAGACATAGTTGATAAGCGAATCGAAAACTGTAAGTTGATGATGCACACCTGTAGCAGCACCACCGGAAGATATTGGGGCTCCTCGACCGCGCACATCTCCAAAATATGCAGAGGTTCCTCCGCCGACTTTTGACATTGTACCAATCTCTCCGACCTTTGAGAGGATTCCATTCATGTCATCAGGTATATAACTACCAAAGCATGAGATTGGCAACCCGCGTTTACGGCCAAAGTTTGACCAGATTGGAGAAGCAAGAGAATAAAAACCTCTTGACATATAGTCTACAAACTTGTCTGAAAAACCAGGCATATCATCTAATAACGCCTGCGCTCTATCTCCAATGTCCTGTATTCTCTGTTCTGGAGTTTCTCCCTCTAAGAGATATCCTCTCTCTAAAAATTTTCTACTATCTTTATTTAACCAATATATTTTATCACTCATAATATAGATCTATATATCACATCAAAACAGGTCGTCTTCACTAAAGCTTTGATTTTTCTTTGAATATTCAGTCGGGCGGGTGTGAAAAAAATCCGCCATATTATTGCCAAGTAGTTCTTCTTCAAACCACATAGTGGACTCAAGCAACTCTCTATCCACTTCAAATACTGGTTTAAAACTGATTTGAGCAAGGGATTCATTGATACGATTTTTAATAAACTCTTTAAGAATTGGTGCTGATAGCCCAGGTTCGTTTATGCCATTGATCATCCAGTCAACAATCTTAGCTTCAGACTTGTATGCCTCTTCAGCTTCATGCGCGATGCGTGCCTCAAGCTCATTGTCAAATAGTTCAGGATGCTCTTCACGAATTGTGTTGATAATCTTTATACCAACAAGAGCATGAATGTTTTCTTCATTGCGAGTATACTTTACTTGCTGATCTGTGTCTTTAAGTACATTTTTAAAACGAGCGAACCAGTTAATAATATAAAACTGAGAAAATAACGAAACATTTTCAACAAAAAGAGTGAAAAGAATCAAAGCATAGAGATATTGTTTTTTAGAATCTTTATAAAACTTGTGAGTATACTTACGAAGATATTTAACACGACCTTGTATCCATTCAAGTTTAAGATTCTCTTCAAAAATATCTTCTAGTTCAAGCACACTAAGTAGACGCTCATAGGCACTATTATGAATAACTTCAATGTTTGCCATAACATAGCCTAGATCTTGAAGACTAGGATGCGGCAAGTTTTCTCCCAGTTTGGCCCAAAAAGTTTTTACTGCAACTTCAATTTGTCCAACTGCTGAAAGTGTACGCACAATAATCTCGCGTTCTTGATCATTTAAATCAACCTTAAATTGCTGCACATCAGATTTAAAACTAAACTCTTTGTCTGTCCAAAATCCATTGTGCATGGCCTCAATAAACTGCTCTGTCCATGGATAGTGGTTTGGTTTGCGGCTAATTTGTTCTTCGAAGATGCTGTGTGTATTATTGTCATTCATGTTGGAAAATGTTACGCTGTGTAGCAGATGTTTATTATAAACAGAAAAAGGCGAGTTGTAAATAATTTTTTACACGTCTCGTGATTCATTCATTCATGGCACGTCTGCGTATGCTACGAAGAGCGCCACTAACAGAATCACGTAGTACAATTGTATGCTTGCTATTTTTCTTGGCATAATTATATAAAGCTTGCTGCTCCTCATCTGCCATATCTAGATATTTACACCAGCGTTCAAACTTATTTCGCCCGGTTTCAAACCGTCTAAAGATGTCAGTTGGTACATTAAAAAGTCTCCATGTTGCTCCACTTTTAGGATAGTCAGAAGGTGGCATTGCAACGTCTCCAGTAACTACTTCTTCGTTTTTCATTGCTTAATATCGTGTTGAGTTATTAATACTTTTTGTCCAGTCTTACAATGCACGGCGTCATACACATTTACGCCAAAAATATTTCCAACCGGGCATGAATTTTCTGCTATTGATATTGTTGTATTCTTGAGAGCCAATATGTCTCCAGTTAGTTGTAATGGTAGGTTACGCGTTAATCTGTATGTTCCATGACGAAGAGTGTTGTCTTCATTGAGATACCAAAAAGACTCTTCAAGATGAAGCGCACGTGGATCGCACCCAGTGGCCTCTTTGATAACCTTAGCAAGTGCTCGATCAGAAACTCCAGTTTTTTCTTTTATGAGATAGAGCGCCGCAAGATACGAAGCAATTGTAGTCTTGCCAAATGGAATTACATTAAGCATACGTTTAACGTTAAAGACCAATTTATGAAAAATATTATACTTACTTTTTTCTTCACTTGTTTCTGGTTTGCGAATTACATTTCCATTAGCATCAATAAGCCCCATCTTATAGGCTCCTGTTTTCGTCCATGGAGTAGTGAGTAAGCGTAAAAATCTAAATGCGTAAACAGTGTCTGTAGTGCGTGTTAGGAGTCCCATAGTTTTAAATTCTTTGAAGTGTTCGAGCTACGTATAGATCAATAGGTATATTTATATATTCGCCTTCTGGAATATAGTTTAGATAAAGCAAAAATGTCTTAAGTGCTGGCCAACTGTGTTCGTTTACTCGATTAAAACACATGCGTGTTGCTGCCTCAGGGTAAAACATATTGTGAAGTATAATGAGATGGTTTAAGATTAGCCTCTCTTGAAGTATACTTTTATCTTGATATTTTTTAAAGAGTTTTTTGATATACTTCAGATGAGCAAGATCAGCGTGAAACTCTTTTATATCTAGACAGTGTGGATTGTTATAATGTTTAGCCGCGTAGACTAAAAAATTTTTATCCGTTAACTCATTTACCAACTGCATATTATAATTTATATCGTCGTTTACTTCGACAATAAATCAGTTACAGTCTGTCCCTTTTCCCAAAACTTACAGCTCCAATAACGAGCCTTCCACTTTGGACCCGGATCTGTATCACACTGATGGCGAGCTCTAAAGTTTTTTAGACGCTCTGGATCATCTCGTTTAATCTCTGCCTTTGGATCACCAAATCCAAGTTTTATGACGTTGCCCTTTTCATTACGCACATAGACATAAAACTTATGCTTTTCATCGTCGCTACGCCACGGTTCATTGAGAGTCACCTTACGACCATCATATTCTGCCTGCTCAGAGATATATTCTTTAAAACGCATCATAATATATTAGCGTGAGATTTCTTCCCAATCTAGAGATGCGTGAATTTGTGCTGGATTACCACCTGAGGCAGTGCTCGCGGAAACTACTAATGATAATTCATTTGGAACTCCACTTAAACCATTGCGTTCAAGTTGAAATTTAAATAGCGCTTCTTTTAAAATATCAAGGGAAGGTTTGCTCTGAGTTGTAGAGCTCATATAACCAGATGCCAATATTCTTCCACCGGTAATTGCACTAGCATCCATCTTATATTCTACAGCTGAATCTGCCGATGCTGGCTGCCAAAGTCCACTTCCACCAGTAGTTGCGCCTCCTGAAACTACTTTCCATTTATAGTTAGTTGTTGATACAGGTAATATTGAAAGAGCAGTAAGAATTACAACTGCATCCAGTTTTGTAGATTTTAATCTCATCGTAAGTATTGGATAATCAGTGCCCGCAGCAGTTATTAAATTATATGGAGCATTAATTGCAGTGCCTATGCTTTGTTGCGCTCCATATAGTTGATATCCACCTTCTGAAATTACTGTAGAGCATATTTGCTTAAGAGTACTTGTACTGCCAGTGTTAGAGGCATTTTCGATTTCGTATCGCAATGGCAGTGAAGCAGTAGTTATGTATGTAGAAGCAATTATATTAGCATGATGAAATGTATGACATACAACAAATTTTCCATTAATTACAAAACCAACTCGAACGCTGCCAACTCCCAACCATTCAAAATCCATCCATAAAATTTGTGCTTTAGAAATATCAAGAGTAAGCCCAGACGAACCGGTTCCATCTAATAGTTTATCACCATTCCACTGCGATTGTGGTATTTTGATATTTTGCAAAGATCCATTTACAATTGTGCGTTTTACTATATTTAAAGTCGTGCCATCAAGTTCAAAATAGATGCCATTATCGGCACCATAATATCCTACACGTTGCACTAATCCTGCTTTTGCAGATGACATTACAAATGTGTTAAGAACTAACAGTGACTTTCCGGGTTGATATGAAAAAACCTTCGTCGTTTCTCGCTTTACAGATGAGCCAGACAGTGCAGTAACACTACAATCAATTAGACCTTGGTTTGCATTAAATGTTGCTGTACCGCTACCAGCTACACCAGTACTCCAAAGACCATTATCAGCAAATCTATGACTAGAATCAAATAGAGTAAGCGGCGATGATGTACGTAGTCGTCCAAATGCATCACCTGCTGTTTCAGACTGTAATATTGATTGATTAGTTGAAACAGTATTAGAATCAAGAAAGTCTTCTATCTTACGAGACAGCGTATAATTTTTAGTGTAGTTCGGCATTTTGTTATTTACATCTTGGGTTTGATTGGTATAATAATATACATTCCTTTCAATAAAAGCTTCCTAAAATACCTTGATAAAAAAACTATAACCTGAAAGTTCCGGGACGGATGGATAATGGGTTTTAAGGCGAGATAGAATTAGTTGTTAGCGATGCTACTTTTTACCTTTGAGAGTACGCTTGTATCACCAGTTACAATTGCAATAAGTGATTGAAATGTTGAATTTATAAGATCTTTTTGTGACATTGACAGCGGTTTGTCTGCGTCAAGTGCACGCATAGCAAGTACGAGTTTAGGAAGTTCTTCTCTTGATACAAGTCCAGTAGAAGCAAGTTGCTTAAAGCGGGTCATATCAACCTCTTCGTTTACTTCTTCATACTCATCTGCATCAACTGTGACTTCATATTTTTTATCTACGGTTTCATAGAGATCATCAAGTGCTAAATAGATTGCTGTAATACTTTCGCGCGTTTCAGAATCAATTTCATCAAGGTCAGAGAGAGTCTCATATAATTCATCTGCCATTTCACAAATGTCTTCTAGTTCTGATAGTGCTTCTCCGGTTGGATCAACTTCTTCATCTTCAGTACTTTCGCTGTAAAAATCTTCTCGATCAAATTCTGCTTTCGTTTTATCGAGCGCCTTAAGAGCAGCATTATAGTCAGAGAATATTTGCGAATCTGCACCGCGATAGACTATTGCATATGGGTGAGTCTCATCGTCCAAGACCATAAAAAATAGATTTATCCAAACCCGGGGACGAGTTGACACACCATAGATATGCTGAATCTTTCCCTTTGTTATGTTTTTAATGCCAAAAAAATGACCAGCAAATTTATTAACTGGAGCCTCAACAAATCCGCGCTTTTTAAGCGCTTTAACCAAAGTGGCATCAACTTTGACCTGCTCATATATAGCATCTGTTTCGTCATCAGACTGCTCTTCTTTGATGGTACGTATACGCTTCATGAGTGCCTTATTGACATCATTTAATTTGGCATAGCTTTCAGTGCCATCACGGTCGATTAAACGCCATGGAAGGCGGTCATCATACATAACTGCAAAAAAGATGTCTGCCCATTTTCCAGCACGCATTGGAATGCCCCAAAGTTCTTCTACTTTTCCACGATTAGGTCCTGGTTTGTATGTAGAAGATCCGATTGGAGCCTTTTCAAAACCTAAAGATTTTAG